CTCGAAGAATCTTGCAAAGACTGGACAGACATAACACCTTTTCACTTAGACTTTGAACCATATCCAATAGGTATGAAAGTTAAGGTTATTAAGACAGGAACTTTTGATGAAATTGAATTTGTTTACCCAAGTGGGTATGTTATTAAAAATAGTACACAGTTGCAATCTCACACAGAACTTATGCCTAACTTTGAAGAAGAAGAAGAAAAAGTTATAGAAATGACACTCACACAAATAGAAGAAAAGCTAAACATTAAAGGATTAAAAATAATTAAGTAAAACACAACTCCCAAGCAAGAGTATAAAAGGCGATTATTAAATAAAACAAATATTATGTCATCAGGATTTCTTCCAACAGACTACGAATTACCAAAATCGCTAGGAAACTATACATCTTTACAAGACGGAGAAAACACAGTCAGAGTGCTATCAAGTGCTATTATCGGCTACCTTTACTGGAACAACGATAAGAAGCCTATTAGAAGCAAAGAATACCCAAAAGAACTTATCAATCCAAGAATAGACAAAGACGGAAAATCAAAAGTAAAACATTTCTGGGCTTTTGTAGTCTTCAACGAGCATACTAAAACACTTCAAGTAATGGAGATTACACAAAAAACTATTATGGAGGGTGTGAAAGCACTTGTAGACAATACAAAGTGGGGAGACCCAAAGAACTATGATATTTCAATTACAAGAAGTGGAGAAGGGTTAGACACGACATATAGTGTTGTACCAAATCCAAAAGAAGAAATTTCAGAAGAGATTGCAACACTTTACCAAGAGTCAGATATAAAACTAGAAGCATTGTATAAAGGCGAAGACCCTTTCGGAAATGCAACAGCAACTACAACTGCTTATGACGAAATAAAAGCAGAGGACATTCCATTTAACTAACTATGAGAACTAAATTCATAGCAATGATAAAAGACGGACAGCTAGAATTTTTAACTTCATACAACAAAAGTCTTTTCAAAGAATTTCTAAAAAACAATAACGGACACAAAGTAGAAATTAAAAGGACATCGTCAAAAGTATCGGACAACAGGAGAGGGTGGTACTTCGCAGCAATTGTACCCTTTATGAGTCAGCTAGTTACAAGCTGGACAAATCTATCAGACGAGCAAGTCCACGAAATATTAAAGACAGAGTTTAATGGATTTAGTATTAAGGACAAAAACGGCAACAATAGAAAATACCCAATGCCAGTAGCTAACCGAGATGTAGACTCAGAGCAATTTGATTACTACATTTTAAGGATTTCAGAATGGGTCAGAAACAATTATGCACAAGAGCTACCTAACCCTGAACAGTACAAAGAAGAAAGAGACAGGCACTTTGAAAGTAAAATAGAAAAGTTAGATATGGAGTATCCGAAAGGAAATGACAATCCTACTTTCTAGCACTTCGTAAGAAGTGTCCTGCACATAGTAGTAGAAGGTAATCTTTATCGTTCACCTTACTACTTTATGCGTGGGACATTCTTTATGAACTGTGGATAACTTTACTTGCATTATTCTTTAACCTTGCTATTATATAAGAGTAGTTAATAAGTAACGATAAACAAAACAACATGAATATAGAATCAATAATATTTGCAGTATCGATGATGGTTATAGGAATCTGCATAGCACTAGCACCAATAAATAAATAAACATGAAAAACTTTAACAGAGAATCAGAAATAAAAGGATATTTAAAACAAAGACGAAACGACAAACGAGCAGTAGCATTCACATACATATTCTTAGGAGTTGCTTGTGGGTACTTCCTAGCTCATTACATTGCTTACTTAATTAAATAGTAAGGAAACAAAAACATTTATTAGGGAATTATTAAATTAAGAAACGATGGTGGGTTTTATCGGGGATAACATATACATAACAATTTTATATTCAACTTACATAAGGGTATGCCTTTTGGTAAAAGGAAATATAAAATAAAGCTACAGAGTTGTTGCAACAACTAAACTCACTGAGTATATGCAGTCCCAGTAAAGCTCATCATAGATACACCTTACTTATTAAAAACTTAATTAAATAGATATATGAAAACACAAGAGGTTTATATTGGAAATGGGGAAACTATAAAAGTAAATACTTTTGAAGATAAAATAAATTATCTTGATTTAGAAAAGGTAAGAAAAGTTGTAGAGGAAAACCCAGACAAAGAAATTTATGTAGGAGCTACTGCTGATTGGCGTTGGACTGCAACTGAGGTAAACAAAGAAAGGCTAGAAAAAATGGACAAGTTCGAAGATTTTACAATTCTTTTGTCTACTTGTTGGGACACTTTCTCTTTAGAGATAAATGGGAAAAAACAAGATGCGACAATAGAAATTGAAAAGAAATATGCAGATTTAGTTAGGTATGATTCTTTTAGAAAAGGTATAAAAGAGATTGAGTTTTGGCTTTCTGGAATATACCAAATACTTAAAACCCCTAATTATGCACTTATAAAAGATTTTACAGAAGAAGTAAAACCAATTACCAAAAAATATTTAGAAAGAATAGATACTCTTAAAAAATACGACAAAGCTACTTAATTAAATAATATATGTATCACGAAGACCAAATACAATTTTACTCCTGCCCTTTGTGTGGTGTAGGTACAGGAAATGACTTAGATGGAACACAAGAAGACGAAAAACATGTTTGTCCAGAAGAAGAAGAATGGAGGAGAGAGTTTCCATTAAAAACTTAATTAAATAAATATGAACCACGGAAAAATATATCTTGAAGTTGAATATTGCCCACAGTGCAAAACACACAGTGCAAAAAGAGGTTTAGCAGGTAAGCTATCTAGTAATATTTTGAACACTTGGAGATGTGGTTGTGGTCTAATAATGACAGAAAATATATTAACCAGTAAATAAATAAATATGAAAAAAACATTTAAGTGGATAGATAAAGAAAGCAAAGAATATGAGTATAGATTCACAGACAATATATGTGATGGATTCTTTAGCTCGGGAGTGGAAACACATCAAGAAAAAAAATACAAAGGCAAAGAGCTTACTGAAACTTGGGAAGAAAACTTAATAATCGCAGGATTTAATTGTAAATAAATATGAAACACGAAACAACAACCGAAGAAAAAACAGAAGAAATTGCAAAGCGAATATCAATAGAAAAAACAGGTTCTGACGGTATGTGGGAACTGTGTTTACCTGAAGCGTATGCTGAGTTATTTAATCTAAAAAAATAAACATATATGAACCACGAACATTTAAACTACGGCAACTTTGTAGAGTACATAAGACATTTAAGAAACAAGCACACTTGGGACTTAACCAAAGACAACTTTAACGACCAATCAGAAGAAACAAAAACATTTATTGGAGAACTACTTAAATAAATATATGAAAGATAACTTATTAAAAATAAAAATTATGTTTACAAGGTACACCTTTTTCCCTATTGCTTTTAGGGCTTGGAAAGAAGACGTATGGGATAGGGATTTAGATGATTATATATGCTGTTCTGGTCAAATGTGCTGTTGTGGGGGAGAAACTAACAGAAAATATATTAACTAGTAAATAAATAACATGAACATAAAAGACGAACTAATAAACAACATAGTACACGCAGGGTCAGAAGAAAATGCACGGAAGGCAATCGACATTTATACAGTGCAGGTGCAGGAGGAGATGCTTAAAGATACGAAACGAATGGATTTACATGATTGGTACGAGAAGACGCAGGAAATGATTGAAGAAGCAGTCGCTTCAACTGTCCACAGCATCTTAAAAGAAAATAAATAAATATGAAAATATCAGAAATATTTGAAGGAGAAGGTAGCGAGTTAAGAAAAGCATTTGACGAAGCTGTTGCTCGTGGGGAACAACAAGAATTTAACGAAGCATCGTTTGAAGAAGGCTTTGCAACTGCTAAAAGATTATACGAGCCTGTTGCAATACAAATCCTAAATGCGAATGGGGAGCAGATTATCCATAAAATTAGTAAGATATAATGTATGAAAATAATCTTAATACTAATAGCTTTCATACTTGGGTACATGGTAGCCAAACCCATCGAATCTGATGTGTTTGAAGACTGCATACCTATGAGAAACGATGCACAGATGCTTAATGGATATAACTTAAAATAATATATATGACAAACCTTAAATTTTATAATGGGCGAGCAGGGCGAGCAGTTAGGTGTGAAGTGCATATCGACGAAGAGAGATTTATTGTGGAGATAGAAGAAGTAACAGAGATATTGGAAAAATATTTATTAGAGAAAGGGTACACAACATCAAAGACAAATAGACAAAAGTACCATAGGTTACATATCAATATATGAAAACAATACCAAACTTAGCCGTAGAAATAATTAAGGTAATAGGCAGTTATACAATTGCCGAAGGCGAAACTGAAAAGGTAGTTGAAATAAATGAAATACCTGCAATTCTTAGAATGATAGCTAACGATTATTCACAATGGATAGATAAAGAAATGCTTTAATATGCCATATACATATAAAGAAAATGGACTTTTTGATTTAGATAATGTCTTTTTTAATGAAGATAGGTTAATTAAGAGACTTGAAACAAACAGTTATTTAAAAAAAGAAGACAGAGATATTTTAGTAGAAGCATTACAAATCTGTCGAGTTTTAAGAAGTGGAGAATAAACAAAGATGCAGTTAAAAAATAGATTTAAAGAGAAAGACAAAATACGAGTATGGGTAGACCATCAGTTTTGTGCTTTGTGTACTTCAAACAAAATCTGTTCTTTGCATCACATTGACGGAACAGTCTCGGACAGTATCTACGGAAGCATTATGCTTTGCTTTCTGTGCCACAAATATGCAGATGGGCATAATGTTTCAGACGAGAAATTTAAAGAAAAACTAACTAGCTACACTTTGGGAATAATAACTAAATCAAACTACGAGATTGTAAAAAGAGATGTACTGTACCTTGAAAGCATAAAAAAAAGATTGCAGAATATTTTAAGTAGTCTATAATATAAGTAAAGATGACGGAAACGCAGATAAAAAAAGAAGTTAGGAAAGCATTGGAAAAAGACAAATACCTTGTATGGTATCCTGCCGTCTCAAGATTTGCACCAAAGTTTCCATACTGCACAAAGACAGCTTCTGCAAAAGACATATTCACAGTCTTTGATTGCCTAGCCTTAAAGGACAGCGAGTTAAGAATGATACAGTACACATCTATTGGAAACATAAGAGCAAGGGAAAAGAAAATAAAAGAGTTTTACGAGCTACACAAAGTGTTCCTACCTGCCGAAGTGTGGGGAATGAGAACGGACAAAACATTTAAGATACTTTATATATGAAAAACGGACTAAAAATAATACACGCACCAGCAATAGTAGAAACAATAATGCAATCCCTTAAAGAGAACGGACAAATAACTATAAGAGGACTTGGAACATTCTACGAGCTTGAGAGTGGTAAGAAGAAAAACACACTACCTACGAGCAACGAGATTAAAAACAAAAGGCGTATAAAGTTTAAGGCTAGTCCGTCTTTAAAGAAAAGATTAAATAGTTTAACTAAATAAATATATGAATAAACTAAAAGAACTCATAGAAGAAAGCCGATTAAGAATGACTGACTTCAGCACAATACAGCCAAGCCTTTATGGAAAAAGTCTTACAAAGTGGACAGTTAAATGGGATAGAAAAAACGGAACAGTTAATGTTGATTTTAATATAACTAAATAAATATATGGAAAAAATATGGAATGGAACAGGTATAACTGAAATCTTCGGAGGAGGAGAACTTGTGGAGGTTGCTAAATTTAAAATTGATAAAATTTACTTTAGTGTTTTGCAAGATAAAAAAGCAGGTAAGTATGAAACAGGGTGGATAGATGAAATGTCTTTTGATGAAGTATTTAATGAAGTAGACAATGGTATGGAAAAAAAAGACTTTAAAGAAATTAGTATCGAAGCAGTCTTAGGTTTGCTAAATAAATAAATATATACAAGAACTAAAAGAACTTACATCTTAACTATGGTATAATATAATAATATGAAGATAACAAACAATAATCCACAAGAAGTTATAATCTCTACAATAGACAAATACCTAGACTTTATAACACCGACATACGGACCAGCAGGGAAGACTGTCCTTATAGGCTCAAACGGAATAAAAGCAGTAGACGATGGAAAGATTGCATCAGAACACTTTGAACTAGAAGACGAGTTTGAACAGGCAGTAGTGGAGTACATAAAGGACACAACACAAAAGACAAACGAAAGAATACAAGACGGAACTACAACATCAGCAATACTTATGTCAGCTCTTATTAAAGAGATTTTTAATGCTAAAGGACATAACAAGAAGAATGTCCTAGAAGTAAAGAAAGGGCTAGAAGAAGCTAAAGCTCAAATAATCAAAAAAGCAAAGCCAGTTAAAAACAAATCAGACTTAGAAAAGATTGCTTATAGTGCATACAACAATAAAGAAATAGCAAAGATAGTAGCAGAGGTGGTACACAAGGTAGGTGCAAAAGGAATCATACACATAGAGGACTCAACAGAAATGGCAACAGAATACGAAATAGCATCAGGCTTTGAAATAGCATCAGGCTACACATCTACGCATTTAATCAATCGTGGAAACAATGTATACCTAGATAAACCTTTTATGATTTTAGTAGACGGAGACCTAAACTCTATACAACAGGTGATGCCTATCCTAGAAATTGTAATGAAGTCTAACAAGAAAGAGTTTGTTATAATGGCAGACAGCTTCGGAGACCAAGTACTAAGTATTGTAGCTATGAATAAAGTAAACGGAGTATTTAATCCACTCCTTGTAAATAACGCAGGGTTCGGGGAGGAGAGATACGAAATACTTAACAAGATTGCAGACCTAACAGAAGCAAACATACACGACCCAAAGCTAGGACCGATAACAAAGGAACACTTCGGACAGGCTAAGAGCATAGAAGCAACTAAGAGCAAGACATCTATCATAGGAATCAAAAAGACAGGAGATGCAATGTCAGCTGTTATTAAGGTAGGCTCTCCAACTAAGAACGAACAACACACAGTAAGAGAGAAGGTGGAAGACGCAGTAGGTGCAACAAAAATAGCTCTATCATCAAACTTTGGTATAATAACAGGAGGAGGTATTACTTATAAGAATATAAAAACCTCATCGCCAATTCTAAACAAAGCACTTAAAAAACCAAGAGAGGTGCTTGAAGCAAACGGAAAAGAATTTTTAAAAGAAGTCTATGACCCTACAGAATCACTAATAGCATCTTTAGAAAGTGCAGTCAGCATAGCTTGTGGACTAGCAGAGATTGGGAGGATGAGTGTAGTTAAAAGAACATAATATGGCATCACTAGACGCAAAAAATGTAGCAAAAGAAGTATTGGATACTATGGGAAAAGGCAAGAAGGTTGTTTTAGGCGAAATCATACGCAGAAATGGGTACTCAGATAACACAGCCGACACGCCACAATTAGTAACTGAAACTCAATCTTACAAAGGAGTTATCGCTCCGTATGTAGAGAGGTTAAAGAAAGAAAGAGATAGAGCATTTGAAGCTATGTCTACTAAAGACTTAGACAAAGTGCAGTACGAAGACTTGGTGAGAGCTACTGATAGCATTACGAAGAATATACAACTCCTAACAGGAGGAGAGACTGAACGAATAGGTGTAACAGGCGTAGAAATATCAATAAGAAGAAATGAAAGTTAACTTTGAAATACACGAGACGCATTTAGAACTCTTTGAAAGGCAAGACTGGAGGTATTGTTTGATTATGGGTGGGCGTGGTAACGGAAGAAGTGGAACAGCTTCTCGCTTTATGGTTACTAAACTTCTTGGCAAGGAATATACTCGTGGTGCTATTATGCGTGCCACTCGAGAAGACATCAGAGCCTCTTGTTGGGGAGAGATAAACGATAGAATAAAAGAGCAAGGCATAGCAGATAGCTTTAGAATGACTGAGAATGATATGTTCATTGAAAGAGGAGAGAACAGCCTAAGAGCACATGGTTTTAAGGCATCTAGTGGGTCTCTTACTGCACGACTAAAATCTTTAGCAGGTTACAATACTGTGTGGATAGAAGAAGCAGAAGAAATAGGAGAGCAAGAGTTTAGAACATTAGACGATACACTCCGAACCATTAAAGGGAACATCCGTATAATTCTTACACTCAACACGCCACCTAAGAGCCATTGGATTATGAAGAAGTGGTTTGACTTAGAGCCAACAGAGACACAAGGTTTTTATTTACCTAAACTTAAACCTGAAATAAAAGACACAATCTACATTGGAGGCTCTTGGAAAGAAAACGAAGTGAACCTTGATGAGCACACTATCCACAGATACCAACAGTACAAGTACACGAACCCTAACTACTATTGGCAAGTGATAGAAGGATTATCTCCTGATGAGGTAAGAGGTAAGATATTTACAGGGTGGCAACAGATAGACAACATACCACTAGAAGCAAGGCTTGTAAGATTTGGAGAGGACTTCGGTTGGTCTCCTGACCCTGCTTGTGCTTGTGCTATTTACTACTGGAACGGAGCTTACATCATAGACGAATTAGCCTATGGAACAGAACTAACGAACGAATACTTAGCAGGTACTATTAAAGAAGTTGATAACACAGGAATGATACCTACCATTGCTGATAGTGCAGAGCCTAAAAGTATTGCAGAGCAGAGAAAATACGGAATCAATGTTCAAGGCTGTGAGAAAGGAAAAGACAGCGTAATGTTTCGTATTAAGGTTACTGCACAAAAGAAGATATATGTAACAAGAAGAAGCACAAACATTTGGAGTTCTTATGAGAACTATAAGTGGGCAGAGGATAAAGACGGAACATCTAAGGGAGTGCCTGACCACACACACTCACACGCTATGGATGCTGTTATGTATCCGATAGCATCTTTGCATAATAATCAAAACGACTTACTGCCAATCTACACAAAGAAACCTGAAGCAAGGAAGAACCCTGCTCGCTAATTTGTGTACTTTCAATATGATTGGTATAATATATTTATATGGCAGAAACTAAACCAGTATTGTTTAAATTAAAAATTACATTAGGGAGTCTTGTACTTAAAGGCGAAGGAGCTACTGCTCTCGAAGCTCTTAAATCTATTGAAACACCAGTTAAGATGTTTACTAAAGCAGACATAGAACTTTCACTAGGGAAGAAGAAAATGAAGCAAACATGGCAACCTGCTAGAGTAAAGCGATTATTCTATCCTATATCTCAATGTGTATTATCAAAGCAGTTGGAATACTTGCTCAAATGAAACCCAACTTCGCAATAATTACAGAGAGGAGAGTAAGTGATTCAAAGGTTATAGAAATAGACACTAGCAAAGCATCTTATCAAGGGATTGCATGGAGAACGCTAGGAGACTACGGAAAGAGAAAGCTAGATAACTTGATTGCATTAGAGCAGAAAGAAAGAACTAAGATTATATATGTTTAAAGAATATGAAATTCACGCCACTTAACAACCGAATACTTGTAAAACCTGACACAATCTCAAATGAAACAGAGAGTGGCATTTTACTTGGAGAGGTTAATGAGAAACCAGCATCAGGAACAGTTGTAGTAGGAGGAGAACTTGTTAAGAAAGGCGACAGCATTCTCTTTTCAAAGTTTGGATTTGACGAGACAGAGATAGACAAAGAAATTTATTATGTAGTATCGGAAGCTAATGTGCTAGGCATCAAATAAATATATGGAAGACCAAGATAAAGACATTTTCAATTACATAGTGGCTCAACAAGCTAACTATAAACAGCCAATACCTATCAACGATGTATGGAATTGGTCAATGCGAGACCACATCAAGACAAGTGAGCTATATATGAACTCACAGTTGTTAACAGGAAAGAACGACTTTAAACCAGTTAAGAACATCACTCGCCCAATCTTAAACCTGCAACACAGAACAGAAGACCTAGAGCTAAAAGATGTGCAGATTTACATAGACAATCCTGACAAGTACCATTTGTCTTTCCTAGTTAAGAAATACCATGATGATGTATTTGTGTATGAAAACGACATGGACACTTACTTAGATGAGCTTAATGTTTCAAGAATAGACTTCGGAGGTGGACTTTCTAAGAAATTAAACAAAGCTGCACCTGAGGTGGTGGCATTACAATCAATAGCTTTCTGCGACCAAACAGACATCCTTTCAGGTCCTATTGGTATAAGACACTACTACTCGCCTGACCAGCTTATGGCAATGTCAAAGGTAGGGTGGGGAGATGATAGCAACGGAGCAACTATCTCACTTAAAGACCTTGTAAACCTATCTCGCTCAGAAAAGAAGAACAACAACACAAGCGAACAAGTAGCTAAAACAACAGGGCGATACATAGAAATATTTGAAGTACACGGAAACCTGCCAAAACGATTTGCAGACCCAACAGATGACTCAGGAGAATACGAAACACAAATCTTTATCGTAGGGTTTTACCAAAAGGAAGGGAGCATGGAAAAACAAGGTGTAACACTATTCACAAAGCCTGAGCCTAAGAGTCCTTTTAAATTTATTAAGAGAGACCCTGTATATGGCCGTGCATTAGGCTTCGGAGGTGCAGAGGAACTGTTTGAAGCTCAAGTGTGGGTAAACTACGACATGATTAGAATGCAGGCAATGTTAGACGCAGCGTCTATTACAATCTTAAAAGCAGTTGGTCCGAACAGTCAAAAAGTTGCAGGTCAAAAGCTAACAGACCTAGAAAACTTGGAAATATTAGACTTAGGGGAGGGTGGAGATTTAGGGCAAGTTGACACATTCCCAAGAAATATGCAGTTGTTTGACAAGTCAGTAGAGCAATGGGAAGCACACGCACAGCAAATAGGAGCTGCTAATGACGCAATTATGGGTACAAGTCCAGCATCAGGTACGCCTTTTAGACTGCAAGAACTTGTAACATCAGAGGCTCGAGGACTACACGAATACAGACGAGGACAGCTATCTAAACATGTTGAGGAAGTTTACAGAGACTGGGTTATTCCACACATCCAAAAGAAAATTACAGAGAGTTCTAAATTCTTAACAGAATTGTCTTTAGACGAAATGCAATATGTAGGAGATATGATTGCAACTAACGAAGTTAACAATAAACTTAAAGACATGGTGCTAGCAGGAGAAGAAGTTACACCTGACATTCAAGCTCTTATGAGAGAAGTGTCTATGCAATCTTTTAAAAAGAAAGGAAGCAAACACTTTATTGAAATTATTAAAGGAGAGTTTAAAGACACTCCACTATCTGTAAAGGTAACAGTCAAAGGAAAGTCAAAAGACTTATCAACTCGAACAGACAAGCTAGTGAATGTGTTTAGAGAGATTATTGCTAACCCTGCTGTACTTACACTCCCACCAATCGCTAAGATATTTAATGACATCCTAGAGTCATCAGGGCTAGACCCAGCAGACTTTGCAGGGATGACAAAAGAACAGATACAAGCTACACAACCACAAGCAATGGAGCAACCAACAGCATTACCTACCAATGGATAAAACAGCATTTAAAATAATAGCCGATAACAAAAGCCTATTTGACTTGTTAAAATTTACATTGCTTTCTAAATTTGATATAATTACACTATCAGACACGAAAGATGATTTGATGTTAGGACAACTTCTAAGGTCAAGTCTAACAGGGAAAGAAAAGGTAGAGGAAATGTTTAAAGAAATAGAAGGATATAAGACAAAAGCACCAGAGGACATTAAAATAAACCAAGCACGATAAAGAAGTATGGTTATTCTACCTTAAAAGGAACTTAATAATTTATTCTTTTTAAATAAAGAAAACAAATAATACAACAGCTATGAATACTGAAGACAACAATCAAAACGAAGAAGAATTAGAAGTACAAGAAGAAGAAACAGAATTAGAGCTTGAAGTAGAGGAAGAAGAACAAATCTCAATGTCTAAATCAGAATGGGAGAAATTTCAACAGACTCAAGGCTCACTTAAAAGGCAAGTTAAAGAACTACGAAAATCTAGTGAACCTAACAAACCTAAAGAGACTTCATCAAACGAACTGAACGATTCAGACCTGAACTACTTAGATTTAAAAGGTATATTTGAACCAGAAGATGTAAAAATTATAGAGACCTTCGTGAAAAATACAGGTCAAACTGCACGAGAAGCGTTTCGAGATGATTATGTTAATTCAAAACTTTCATCTAATAAGTCAGCGCGAGAAGTTCAAGACGCTACGCCTAGTGGAAGTAAACGAGGAGGAAACCAAGTAGGAGACCTAGCCTCAGCACTTGCCAAGTACGAATCTACAAAAGAATTGCCAACAGACTTTAAATTAAGGACAGAGGTAATAAACGCTTTTGTAAGCAAAGGACATGGAAGTAACCGACCAAGCTGGCAGTAGCCTCAAGTTCGTTTAATTATAAACAAATTAAACACTTAACATGACAACAGTAATATACCAAGCACTGTGGGAAAATAAGCTAGCTCAAAGACTAGACAAACCACAAAACTGGAAAGAAACAAACGATGTAGTCTACACAGACGCACAAACTTACAACTTTCCTTTAGTATCAACATCAAACGAACCAGCAGTTGCAACTCTAACGAATACAGCAGCAGGTCGTTCAACACTTTCTAATGTCATTCCTTTCATTGATGTTACAGAGACAAACCAAACTCTATCAATCGTAACAGCAGAAATTGATTCTGTTTACCTAGATTACGCTGACCAAGCTCAATCTAACTACGCAAAAATGGCAGATATGGGTAACCTACTAGGAAAGAAAATCGGAGAACGAGCACAATCTATCTCTCTTGGAAACCACGCAGCTTGGACTAACATCGGAGATGTAGGAGCAGGAGTAGTAGGACTAGGAGCAACAGCTATTACAGTATCAGCATCAAATGTTGACGATATTGTGCGAGGTGTTATTGAACAAGTATACGCAGCTAACGGATTTAACCTTTACAAAGAAAATGGAGGATTTATCGAATGGAGACCAGCAGACTGGACTTTCATGACACAATTTATGCAAGCTAACGGATTCAATATGGCTGACTCATCTCTTAAAGATGGAGGTTCTATTGGAGTTGATTATCTTGGATTGTACCACTATGTTTCAACTGCACACACAGCACAACACTTGTTCGCAGGAGTTAGAAAAGTACAAAAACTAGGTATTCTAAAAAGTACTTACGGACGAACTTATGTAAACGAAATGCCAGCTTCTTCAACAGCAGGTTCACTTTCAGGAACACAAATTCACACACGATTAGACTATGGTCTACTTGTACCAACTAACCTATTGCCTACAATCTTCGATGTGAATGTCGCATAATTTATTAACTAATCTATAAAATATATGGCAACATCAAAAATAGTAGCAAGTTTAGAACAACAGGTAGCAAAGCAATCTCCTAATTACGGCTCATTGCAAGTAGCTAAAGCTATTTACAACTTTGCAGTAGACGGAGGTGCAGTTTCTACAATCACACCAAAAGTAACAGCAAGTCTACCAAATAACGCTGTTATCGTAGGTGGAACAATTAACTCTACAACAGCTCTTACTTCAGATGGGTCAGCAACACTAGCAGTAGGAACTTCAGCAGGTTCATCTACAACAGCAATTCTAGGAGCAACAGCGAAAGCATCGCTTTCAATTGATGCTCGTATAAATGCAGTGCCAGTATTCGCTACACCAGTTAAACTGACAGCAGCAGGTAACATTACAGTTACAATCGCAACAGCAGCAGCGACAGCAGGAGTAGTAGAAGTTACATTGTTTTACTTTGTAGCAAACGCATAGTTTGTTCTCATACTCAGTCCCTTTATGGGGATTGGGATATGACAAAAAACACACAACCAAAAGTTATTATCGCAGTACCTTGTTCTGATTCAATGTCTATGAAAGCTATGACAGCTCACGCTATTGGATGTACCATAATTGGGGCAAAAGACCTCGTCACGGACTTTATACTGCGTATCTCTTGCGATATAGTATCTTCAAGAACATGGCTTGTTAACGAGGCAATTAAGAACGGAGGAACACACATCTTATTTATAGATTCAGACATGCACTTTAATATGAGTACACTTCATTCTCTACTAGCACACAAGAAAGAAATAGTAGCGACAGAATACAACAAAAGACAGTTTCCATTAGAAGGAACATTTAAGCCTATGACAGAAAGAAGCGAGACAGAGCTTTATGAAGCTAACTACGCAGGTATGGGTTGTATGTTGATAGACCTTTCTATCTTTAAAGACCCTAAGTTTGGAGTGGGTGCAGATGGAAAGAAAAACCCTTGGTTTAACTTCGGAAGAGACTCGCAAGGAGCATTGGCAATGGGAGAGGATGCGTGGTTTTCTAATGTAGCACGAGACGCAGGATATAAAACCTACATTGACCCTACCATTAAGGTTAAACACCAAGGGGATTATATGTACTAGTATATGAAACTGTTATAATAAATATATGAATTATAAACTAAAAACAAATTAACATGGCATTAGCATTTTCAGATACAGTCACAAACTTAGGCATAGTACA